GACGACGATCTTGAGGAAGCCTTTGATGATGAAGCACCTGAAGTAGATGGTGATATGGATTATGAATCTGGACACGAAGGCGAAACACCAGGTGGTGTAGATTATACATGGGCAGGTGGACAAGGAACAAACCAAATCAATTTTGGTGAGCATGCCACACAAGTTTCCATCCCAACAGAAGATGGTATGTTTGGCGACGCAACATCAGACAATCCAGAAGTTGCTGCAATCTTTAACCAACACCTTGCTGGACAAGGCGCTGACGATGACGCAATTGAAGCTATTGAAGCAGCTATTGATGAAGTAGATCAGTCAGTTGATTTAGCATCAGACAACGAAGGCATGTATAGTGAAGAAGACGATGATCTGGAAATGGGCGGAGATCCAGAAGGTGATTTGTCAATGGACATGGGCGACGACGATATGGACATGGATGCTGGCGGCGAAGGCGGCGAAGTAACACAAGATCAAATTGCTGACTTGGAAGCTGAACTTGCAGATCTTAAAGCTGAGTTCGAAGAACTAATGGCTGACGGTGAAGGCGGAGACGACATGGGCGACGACGAAATGGACGACATGGGCGACGAAGAAGGCGGCATGGACGACATGGGCGACGAAGAAGGCGGCATGGACGACATGGGCGACGAAGAAGAAATGCCAGAAGAATCATTCAAATATGAATCAACAGGTCCTAAAACAGCCGCAGAACAAATGCGAGAGTATGTAGATCGAATTGGCGGAAACCAGTACCATCAGTATTCAAGCAAGCTAGGTGATGACGGTGTGAATAATAAAAGCCCAGTAGCTGGTAAGAATGACATGGGCGGAACTACTGCTAACATCCTTAACGGTGGAACATCTAAAGAAACCAACGTTATTGGAAAAGGCGGATCAGTTCAAGGAAACGGACATTTGTCACAAACACCTAAGGATATGAATACAAAAAATGTAAACGTTCCAGGTGCTAAGGCAGCTAAGAGTTTCTACAGTAACAATTCAAAAGGACACGGAGTAGAAAAGAAAGGCTCATTGTCAAGCGAAGATGGCGGCGTATATAAGCAAAGCCCACTAAACGGCGCACCTAAGAGAGCCAAATAAGGAATAGGACTAACGGATGAATTTATTAAGAGAACATTTAACGTTCGATCAAGCAAGAGTTGTTGTTGAGGGTGCCAATGAGGGCAAAGACTTGTTTATGAAAGGTATTTGTATTCAAGGCGGAGTCCGCAACGCTAATCAGCGAGTGTATCCTGTAAACGAAATTGGTAGGGCTGTTAAAACCCTTAGCGAACAAATTGCAGGCGGATATAGTGTTCTCGGTGAGGTAGATCATCCCGAGGGCCTTACAGTCAATTTGGACCGTGTATCCCACATGATTACAGAGGTGTGGATGGATGGTCCAAATGGCTACGGCAAACTAAAGATTTTACCAACACCCATGGGTGGATTGGTTAGAACAATGTTAGAAAATGGTGTAAAGCTAGGCGTAAGTAGCCGCGGATCTGGAAATGTATCTGAAGACGGCAGTGGTAATGTCAGTGATTTTGAGATTATTACAGTTGATGTCGTAGCGCAACCTTCCGCACCAGGAGCTTACCCAACACCAATATACGAACATTTAATGAATAATAAAGGCGGTTACAAGGCAATAGAAATAGCAAAAGATAAACAGGCACAAAAACACTTAAAAGAATCGCTGGTTAATATAATCAGCAGACTCCAATAATAGGAGATACAAGAATGTTGGAAGCTCTAAAAACACTATTAGAAAACGATGTAGTTTCCGAAAGTGTAAAGCAAGAAATTGAAGAAGCGTGGAACGCAAAGGTTAAAGAAAACCGACAGGAAGTAACCGCTATGCTTCGAGAAGAATTTGCACAAAAGTACGAGCACGATAAAACTGTGATGGTAGAAGCTATTGACAAAATGGTTAGCGAGCGTCTCGAAGAAGAGATGGCTGAGTTGGCTGAGGATAGGCGACAACTTATTGATGCCAAAGCTAAGTTTGTAAAAGGCATGCACTCACAAGGCACCGTACTTAAATCTTTTGTAAATGAGATGTTGAAGCAGGAAGTTACTGAATTACACTCAGATCAAAAAGAAATGGCAAAGAAGTTCCGTATGCTGGAAGAATTTGTTGTTGACTCACTAGCAAAAGAAATTGCAGAGTTCCAAGTTGATAAGAAAGACTTGGCAGAGACAAAAGTTAGGTTGGTACGCGAAGCTAAATCACAATATGGTAAGCTAAAATCTAACTTCGTTAAGAAGAGTGCTACTAAAGTATCTACAATGGTTGAAAAAGTTCTCAGAAATGAGATTGGACAACTCAAAGGAGATATCGAAACTGCACGAAAGAATGATTTTGGGCGCAGATTGTTTGAAGCTTTCTCATCCGAGTATATGAATAGTTATTTGAACGAGAAGAGCGAAACTTCAAAACTTATGAAGATTGTTCAACTCAAAGACAAGCAACTAGACGAAGCTCGTGTAAAGATGAGTAAAGCAACTCAAATGATTAGCAAACGCAATCAGGACCTAAAAAAGATTACAGAAAATGTAAGTCGTAAAGAAATTATTGCCGAATTGGTAGAACCACTCAACAAATCACAAAAGAATGTAATGATGGACTTGTTGGAAAGTGTTCAAACAAATCGACTGAAATCTTCTTTTAAGAAATACTTACCCACAGTAATCAATGAAGATGTAAAACCACAACAGAAAAAGGCAACACTAACAGAAGGCAAAGAAATAACAGGCAACAAAAAAGTTAACGAAACACAATCAACAGGTGCAAGAGATAATGTCATTGACATTCGTAGGCTTGCAGGACTTAATTAAGGAGAAATTAAATGTCAGAATTGTTAGAAAATCGCTGGCAGGATACCAAAGGAGCACTTCTTGAAGGATTGCAAGGTACCAAAAAAAGCGTAATGGCAACTACACTAGAAAATACACGAAAGCATCTTATTGAAAGTGCTTCCGCTGGAACTACTTCAGCTGGTAACATTGCCACACTAAACAGAGTTATTCTTCCCGTTATTCGACGGGTTATGCCAACCGTTATTGCAAACGAAATTATTGGCGTACAACCTCTTACTGGACCAGTAGGACAAATTCATACATTGAGAGTACGATACTCCGATACTTATGATAATATTACTGCAGGTGAGGAAGCATTGACACCATGGAAAGTGGCTACATCATATTCCGGTGGTGGAACTGATCCTGATGGAAAGCCTCTCCCAACAGCTACCATGGAAGGCATTCCTGGACGTAAAATGTCAATTCAAATCTTGAAGCAAACCGTTGAAGCTAAGACACGTAAGCTCAGCGCTCGCTGGACATTTGAAGCGGCTCAAGACGCCCAAGCTATGCACGGTATTGATGTTGAAGCAGAAGTAATGGCTGCTCTAGCACAAGAAATTACCGTTGAAATTGATCAAGAGATTCTGCAAAGCCTCAAAGTGCTTGGTGGTACTCCTCTTATGACTTACACCCAAACTGGTGTCTCTGGCGATGCTACATTCGTTGGTGACGAGCATGCCGCTTTGGCTGTTATGATTAACCGTGCTGCAAACGTTGTAGCTCAGCGAACACGACGTGGCGCTGCTAACTGGTCTGTTGTGTCCCCAATGACATTGACAATCCTGCAAAGCGCGACAACAAGTGCATTTGCTCGCACAACAGAAGGCACCTTCGAAGCTCCAACCAATACTAAGTTTGTTGGAACTTTGAACAACTCCATGAAGATTTATGTTGATACATACGCACAAGATAGTGCTCCTGTGTTGATTGGATACAAAGGAACAACAGAGAGCGATGCTCCTGCATTCTACTGCCCATACATCCCATTGATGTCAAGTGGTGTAGTTCTTGATCCAGCTACCTTCGAGCCAGTCGTTAGCTTTATGACACGATATGGTTATATTGAGCTAACAAACAGTGCATCTTCACTGGGTAATGCTGCTGATTACTTGGCAAAAGTAGGCATTGATGATACTGCTGT